CTCCTGCTCCTGCAGGTAGCGCTTGTAGTCCGCCTGCTCCCGCTGGCTCAGCCAGTCGTATTGGTCCGTCAGTCTCTGCCGGGATGCCTCATATTGCTGCCGGGCGCTCTGCTCCAGCTCCGGCATCAGCTCCGCCAGCTCCTGCATATAGCGCCCGTAGGCCTGCTGTGACGCTGTCTGGGCATAACTGGAGGCGTAGCCCCCGGTGAGTCCCGAGGCCGTACCCAGGGTGTCCTCCATCGCCTCTCGTCCCCGCCGGGCGTAGAGATGGGCATAGTTCAAATACTGTGCGTCCTGCCCGGCATCATAGGAAAAATCCTTGCCTCCGCTGATCTGCTCATACAGCCGTGCCAGCTCCTCCTCAAAGGACGACCGGTATTCCCCCGGCCGCACCGATTCCAGACTGTTTTGCACCTCCCGGGCCGCCTCCACAGCCTCCGAGGGCTTGAATCCCTCCTCCAGCCGGTGCAGCTTGTCGTAGGTCTCGTCCGACACCCCCGTCAGCACATCCTTCCCCGTGGTAGGACGGCTGGGCACAGTGGTCCTGTTCAGACTCCCCCAGGTCTCGTTCCCCACCACGCCGTCCACGGCCAGATTGTTCTTGCGCTGGTAGTCCAGCACCGCGTTATAGGTGTTGTTGCCGAATACGCCGTCCTCATCCAGGCTGTAGCCGTTCCGGTTCAGCTTCTGCTGCAGATCCAGCACCGAGCTGCCCGTGTTTCCTCTCCAAAGCTTTGTTGCCATAGTCGCCCTCTCTTTCATTTCCACCTTGCGTTCACATGGTAATAGTAGGCCCGAGGGCCCGTCCCCGGAGTCCCGTCCGGGTTTCTGTCATATACGGATACGATGCCGTTTGCATATAAGCCCCCGCAGGTAATGCTATTGCCCCGGGCTGCGCGGTTATCATCAATGCCGTACCAGTTCGTTACCGTTACAACGCCACTTGCTTCAGATACAACAGCAAGCGGCCACGACGATTGTTTCCATCCAGTAATTTCCTTTCTCCTTTGGGGCTTGGTTGTTTTGGTTTTTATGATAATCACTGCTTCCAACGGCCCTTTGCGTACAGAGATAAGTACACCCCCTGCACCGTTTGCGCTGTCGCTCTGAGTAAATACAGGTTTGGTGTAGTGGTTTTATCTCCGCCGTCAATTTCTATGCCGCAAATCCCGTATTTTGTTGTTTGTGCCGACGGAAAAAATGCGGGCTGACTTACGAAAAGTCCGCTTGGGTATGCAATGCCGCCCATGTTGCTCCCCTCAAAAAGTGCGCCCCACGCAGATGTAACGGCGATGTCTCCACAGATTTTATCTCCCCAGCACTCCGACACGCCGCTGGACCATTTCCGGTAAGTCCAGATACCGCTGACGCCTTGCTCTACGATGTAGTCCGCCGCCAGGTCTCCCTGCAGCTCCGCCTTCGTCCGGTAGCGTACCACGCCTCCCGGGTCCAGCACGGCGATCTTCTCCGCCGCCGCATTCAGGTCCGTGACTCCGGTCAGCTTCAGATGCCAGTCCTCCGCCAGCTCCAGCAGGCCATCCGTCTCCGCCGCCTTGCCGAAGGCCGCGCCCTTGCCGCCCTCCTTCAGATGGAAGGCCACCTTCTCCGTGGGGATGTTTTCCTCATAGCGGGCGGTGTTTCCCAGGCTGTCCGTCAGCACCAGCAAGGCTATATAGCTGCGGTCTGCGGAAATTTCCACATCCCCCGTCACCAGGCCCATGGTCCCCACCGTCAGGGTCTCCCCCGCGCCGTAGCTGCCGCCCACGCTCTTCCAGTAGCCCTTTAGCGTCACGCTGTTCAGGCCCCCCAGCTCAGAGTACCGGGCCCGGGCCACCCCGGCAATGTGCGTCCCGCCGTCTGCCGCCGCTCCCTCTCCGTCCGAGCGAAACAGGTCCGCCCCCACCAGGGCAGGCGGGGCGTACTCCAGCAGCGAAATGCTGAAATCCTCCCAGGCCGTCAGCCCCCGGCTGTCCGTCACCGTGCAGCGCACCGTGGCGCCGGTGGTGGAAATGGTCTCCGTCCGGCAAGGATTCCCCGCCGTGGTCTTTCCCAGGTAGGTAATGGAAAATTTGCTGACCCCGGCCCCCTGCCGGCAGGTGACCTTACTTGCGTCAAAGGTAGCCCTGGCCTTGGAATACCCCTGCACCCAGGCAGCCATATTCTCCGCCGCCGTGCCGCTGTTGTCATATGTCCCCGCCGCCCAGCCGCTCAAAACCGCCGGTTTCATGCTCCCGGGCACCGAGGCCGTAAAGGTCACCGATTTCGTCCCGATAAGGGTGCTGCCGCTGTAGGTCTCGCAGGTCAGCGTGCCCTTGCCGCTGGCCGCATTGGGAATCTGGGCCGCCAGGCTCTCCGGCACAAGCCAGCCATAGCCCGTGGTCACCCCTGTGGCAATGGTCTCCGCCGCCCCACCGAACACATAGCGCAGGGTATGCGTAAAGCCACTGGACGCTCTGGGCAGGCTAATGTGCGCCGTCTCCCCCATGGTCACGCCGCCGATACCGGGCGTGGTAGCCCGGGGGATGGTGGGCAGCGTCACCTCTCCGCTCACCGACAGGCTGTATGGGGCCCAGCCGCCGGAGATAGCGGAGCACCACACGCCGCTGAGCGTTACCGTCTTGGTGCCGTCGTTGTTGTGGCTGATCTCCTCCGTCCGTTCGCCCAATACATACCAAGCGGGGCTGGTATAGCTGAAGGTGTAGTAGGTCTTTTTGCCGTTTATGCTCCAGTATGCGTCCCCGTCCTGGTTGTAGCTGCCCGTGGTGTTGGCGTACAGGTACAGCACCATGTGCACGGTGCTCTTGTTATCGGCTGTGCTCTGCTTTGTCACCTCGTAGTCCAGCCGCAGTTTGAACCCGTTCTTCCCTGTCTCGCCGTTGATGCTTGTCATGCCTTCACCCTCCGATCCACTTGAATTTCACGCCCCCGGTGAAGCTCACATCCCACCTGTCTGCGCCGGTAATGCGGTTTGTGGCGATCTGGGCCACCGTCAGCTTGCCGTTGGAGAAGTAAGCCGCCTCCTGGCCGCCGATGTAAAACGACAGCTTCTCCGTGGTCCACACAGACATATTGCTCCGCTTGTCGATAACATCAAAGACCCCCTGCTCCGTCTCCACCCCGGTCTGGGTGGTGCGGATGTCCTGGCCGATGGCAATGCCGATGATAGGCGTCACCCCGTCATAGTCCACAATGCCCTGGCGGATATACCCCTGCACATCGGTCTTGTAGGCGGAAAAGTTCGCGTCCACCTTGTCCACATCCGCCTGGATGTCCGCTGCAAACTTAAAATACCGGGTGATCTTGGTGGGATCCTCCTCAATTTCCTGGCTGGTCTTTTCCAGATAGGTCCCGAAGTCCGACACCGCCACATATTCCCCCCGCAGCTCCGACTTCATCTGTTCTATCTGCCGGGACACCGTCTCCGCCGTTTTCACGATCAGGCTCTTCAGCCTCGCTGCCGTCTGCCGATCATACTCCTCCCGGCCGCCCGCCTTCTGCTCCGGCTGCTGCCGAGGGCAAGGTGCTGAACATCTGGTGCTGG